TTGATGTTTGTCTTTATAAATAGGTCGACTTAAATTGGCAGAATCCCCGGGCTTTGTTCTTGGTAGGCACCAACTGTCTAAAGTCCCTGTAAAACCATCATAAGAAGTACTTTTTTGTTGCTTATCAGCCCAAACTTGTAATTCCGATTTTGACATATTGGGCCACAATTTTATAGTTTTTTCATTGCCTCCTTTTTCGCCAACAGAAACGCTAATTTCCTTTCCATCTTTTTGTTTACTTTTAACAGTTAAAAAGATTGGTTTGCCTTCTTTACTCTCAAATTTCAAACTCGAGCCACGCCGTATATTTTCACTAAAATTAAACTCGTGTATCGTTTCTGCTTTAAAATCGACAATCATTCCAACACATAAAGTAGTTGGATTTTTAAAGTAAGCACGAATACCCGCTTTGTCTCGAAGTTCGTCAAGAACTTCAAACGGAGTTGCGCCCTGGATCAACCATTTCCCAATATTGTAATCGCCGTTACATTCAATAGTATATTTCGAGGGTATAACCGCTTTCAATATGTCTATTACTTTTCCCGATTTGACAAACTTGGTTATTTTGGGAGCGATTTTCAATTGAAACATTTCGTCCTGGCATTCTAATAGCAAAGGTGTATCGGCTCCAATTTTACTCAAGTAACCCTCAAATTCCGTTTGCAAGTCACCATCGTAACCAAACTCAATTTTAATGGCATCGCCACGCTTCATAAAATCCAAAATCGATTTATCGGCTATGTTTATGGCTTTGCCTCCTTTGTCAATCGCATTTTTAAACGCTCTAGGCAATTCGATAGTTGCAGTATCTGTAAGAACTTGTACACTTTTTTCAATCTTTATCGACTGGCATACTTCAAATGAAATAGAATTTCCAATCGTTATTCTCAAGTTAATATTGTAGTAAGGATAGTATATCATTGTTGGTAGCCTATATATTCCAATTGTCCAACAGAAACCGTACTTTTTAATTTTTTCGAGGTTTTCAATAAATTAAAATTCACGCTTTTAATACTCGAGGCATTCATACTAAATTGAATCGTATCTTGAAAACCTTCGACTGCAGTAAAACTTATTGATCTAAAAAAAATACTATCAATATCTCGTTCTTCAAATTGTGTCCCAACTACTTTAACAACACCGTTGTATTTCCAGTTTTTGTTTAACCTACGAATTTCGTCTGAAGGATAAATTCGATTGTCTAAATCAATCAAAAGTCCGTTAATTGTAATGTCCCAAGGTTTAGTTCCCCATCGTTCAACAACCACTGGGTCATCGTCGTTTACTTCCGTTTCAACTAATGATTTTTCTTGAGAGAAATTCATTAATAAAGGCGGTGCAAAAATTACTCCTGCATCTCCGTACAAAACAGAAAAGAACTCCAATGGTTGTAAATTTGGGATTTCCATTTTCACATACTCCACGTTTGAACTTACAAGCGGATAGGTTTCAAACGAATAATCATTGACACCTTTCTTTTCAACAAATAATTTTTCAATTTGTTTGCCCGCTGCCATCATTCCGAATGCTGCTGCATAGCGTGCCGCTAAATCAATAGTTATGTTGTTTTGAATAAAGGAGGCTTGGTCGCCTAAAACTTTTCCGTAAGCATCAAATATCATTATACTATTGTTTTGGAGCTACTATACCTTGATCTACTAAATATTTAACCTGTGCCCATTTTTCTGCCCAAAGTAAATCTGACAACTGTTCTGGAAATGGAATGTGAAGAATGTGGCTAATCATAGCATCTATTTTAAAAACCTGATCGCCGTCTTCGTCATCAATCAGTCCAGTACAGTCGTCTAATACTTTTTTATCTTATTCTCTCTAATCGGGATTAGTTCTGCTAAAGCCGATACACAGGTCAAGAACAAAGCATCGTCTTTCATTATTTGGTCTTTATCAGTCAACACACAATTTTTAACTAAAATCTCTTGCGCTTTGGTCGGATTGACATTGTTGTATTTCAAATACTGCCCCATCGTTCTACGGTCGGGAACACACACAATAACTTCAATAACTTCGTTTCCGTCGTCATCTAATGGAAGTTCAATTCTTCTTAATGCTTCTTTACCACCTGCAGCGGTAATTTGTTCTTCTGATAATTTTTTAGGTTCTTTTGCCATGATTTTTTTATGATTTAAAATTGATTTAAAAACCCTCCCGAAAGAGGGCTTCTAAAATTGAAAAATGAAATTTTTATACGCCCAATTTTACTTTTAAAGCAAACATTGGATATTCTCTTTTTAGTCCCATATCACCCGTTACTTCACGTCCTTCGTTCATGAATTTTACAAGCAAACGGTCGGTAACAATGATGTTAAATTCATTGGTAAATGTGATTACCACATCAAAAGGTTTAATATCCATAATACTACCTCCGTTTGCCGCTATCTCAATTGGCGTAATGTCGTGCATCATAAATCCTAGTGAGCAGTTTGGTGTTTTTTTACCTCGAGACCAACTCGAGGCATCACTACCAAGTGTCCAGTTCAACTGGTGTTCTTGTTCGTTACCATACGTTGCGGATGTGATTTCAGTAGGAACTCCATTTATAAAAGCTTCACAATCGGCGCTATCATACGCCTTACCATTTCGTGTTATTTTTCCCATTACGCTTTTGCTTTAAGGTTAATCGTTCCATTTAGATAGCCCAAGGTTCCTGTCGGCTGTACATTAAAAGCGACTTTCAATTCTTTAGCTACTAGCAAGTCGCTATCAGGGTCAATTGTTGTTTTCCCTGAAGAAATTTCAACCGCCTTTTCCATGTCTTCAAAAATTGTATCACCAATAATTTCAAGCGAAACCAGAACGCCTTTTGGCAATTTTCCTTCGCTATTAACAGGGTAGGTTTTTTTGATTTTTGGCAAATAAGCAGTTCTAATTTGGCGCACACAGTCGTCCATCATACGCCCATAAGCAATAGTATGCTCATTCATATTGCCTTCGCTATCAATAACAATTGGCGCACAAACGTGGTCATTGTTAATTCTAACGCCAGGCATGCCAGGATAAATTAATCCGAAAACATAGCCTTTATTTTCAAAGGTTTGCAATTGTGCATAAACCTCTGAATTTTTTTGATGACTGGATAGTCCAGGAACCAACCAAGCATCTTTGGTATCATCGGTTAAATTGAAAGCTTCATTGTCTCCAATATTTTGATTAATGGCAGCTGCTGCACATATTCCTAAAACCGTCCCAACATCGGCAAATTTTTGAGCCAATCCTGTTTTTGTTTCGGCATAACTCCAATCTTGACCAATGCACATCGTTACTTTTGTAGCATCAAGATTTTCAATTGCTCGTAAATCAGGAACTACAGACGAAAGTCCATTCAATCCAAAGCCTTCAACAAAAATATGCGTTGGCATAAACTGGTCATACGCCCACATTGCTGTGCCTTGGGCTTTAGCAATACTAGCATATACATCAGGAATTAAACCGTTTACTGCTGCAACAACAGCCGTTGGATTTAACGCAATAGCCAGTTGACGATTTTTAAACTCAGAATCAACAAGAAATTGTTTCAATTTGTCACCTGCAGTATCTTCGATAATGCTAACTAACGTTTCTGTTTGAGCTACAGTCATAAGGTTTAACAAAACTCCTTCACCAGCGCCTCTGTAAAATTCTCGAACGTGTCTATAGACATTTACATTGTTATCTTGGTCGAATTTTTTAGTAATTCCATATTGTTCGGCATCAAACAAACCGTAGATTTTCACCGTTTTTTTAAATGCCAATAATGCGTTTACAGGCGAACTAACAATTAGCCCCGAAACCTTTCTGTCGTTGTTTAAACGATTGGCACCTATCTTACCCTTTTGGGTATTTACAGCCTTTAAATTTGACATTGTTTAGGTTTTAAAAATTACTTTTTGGTGTCGGTATCTGCGTTTCCGTCTCCAGTTCCTTTATCAGTTGTATCAAGATTTACTTTGATGTTAGCTACTAACTTTGCATATTTGTCTTCGTATGCGGCTTTAACTCCTTTACGTTCGTCAGCCTCATATAATGCTAAACCTTCAATAGTTTCTACTTTTAAAATAGCAGCTATGGTTTCGCCTTGATTAAGCGTTTTTTCTTTTTTGGCTTCAGTGGTTTCTTCAGGGCGTTCCAATTTCATTAAAACCTCTTTTGGTTTCAAACTCAATTCGCCAATATTTTCTGTCGTAAAAAATTCGCCTCTTGGATTGGCAAACAATACTTGGTGATTTGTAGAAGCAAACAAATTGTTTGCTTCTACTTTGATTTCTTCTTTAGTCATAATTGATACTAAATTTGGTTAGACGTTACAAGTGCCGCTATAGCTCTTGCTTTTTTAGGAGACACTAAATAATAGTGTCTATAGTTCACTGCCTGTGCATGATTTTGCGTAGTAGCAATATCATAATACATTTGTGTAGCTCCTTCAGCTCTGAACATATCAGGTGCATAAAAAGCAATTGAAGCCGTATTTTGAGTAGCCGGGTTAAACACTGCACCAAAAGAAACTTTGGTATTATCAGCAGCTAAATACACGGGCATGTTATGATAAACATAGATTTTGAAGCCATAAAACAATGATTTCAATTGCCCTTTTTCAATGTTGGCATAATCTTTATAGAAGTTTTTCACTTCTTTAAGAATGCCAGTAACATGCTTAGAATTCAATACTAAAACTCGTTGTCCATCGTCTGGAACTCCTGCATCACTCAATGCACCTGCCAACGAAATAATGTCGTCAACACAACATGATTTTTTACCCGAAACAACTACTCCAGAAGTAGACAATACTGGAGTGTCAGTAGTGTTACTTTGAGGCGCTAAAGCATGAATGGCTTTTCCGAACTTTTTAGACAAAATGGCGTTTTTGTGTTTTTTATTCACAACGGCAATTTTATCATAAGTAATGGCATACAGTTCGTCATCGGTCACTTTAGTAGCAACGGTTGTAAACTTATCTAATTGAAATTGTATATCACCGTTTGCCAAAGTTTCATACCCAATAGGGTAAGTAGTATTATTAATTAAAACAGTTGGATCGGCACCAATATCGACTAAATGGATAATTTGATTTTCGCCTCCTGCAGATGATTGTACATAACGTGATTCGTCAGGTATATCATTTAAAAATGAAGCTTCGATTTCGGGCTGAAAAGACTCAACAAGTTCGCCTGTCCAAATCTCACGATAGACTCCCGCCATAGCGATGCCAACAAAAAGATGGGGCAAAAATAATTGTGCTCCGGTACCTCCTGCAAAAACAAGTGTTGCAGTTACAAGTGGGTTAAATCCAGTTACTGGATAAATAAGAAAGCCTATAAGTAACGCTAAAATGAGGTTAGTTAAAATGGCTGTAATGGATAATTTACGGTTTTTCATAATAAATGTTTTTTTTAATTAAATACTCCGCCAAGAGTTTTTTTTAATATTGGTTTTCTAGTCCCGACAGCTATCGGGGTTACTTTTTGTATTTTGCGTTCAACAATTCTTGAAACGTCTCAGGGTCATTTTTGGCTAATGCCTCAAATCCTTTTGGGTCTTCTTTTTGCCACTGATCAAAACCCCAAGTTTCACGTCCTGCAGCAGTATCTGTTTTACCATTCACCATTTGACCAGTGATTGGTTTACGTACAGGAATAGCTGCTAAAACAGTATTCAACGCTTCTAATCCTGATGCTTTGGCAATACCCTCATAAGTTAGTATTTGCTCTGCAGTAATTTTACCTTCTTTTTTTGCAGTTTCCAAAATGGCGGTAATTACTGTTTTGGCATGGGCTTCAAGTGCAGTCTCAGCAGTTTCACGTTTTTTGATTTCGGCATCTAGTTTGCCTTGAAGTCCGTTTGCCTTGGCTTCAAAATGTTGCTTAACGGCTTCAATGACTGCCGTGTCAGAACTTTGCTCGTTTACACCTACTAAGGCAAGAGCTTCAATAATTGGTTTTTTCATAGTAGTAACATTTTTAATTTTTAAGTTTTCTTTGTCTGTCAATAAAGCACTAAACTGGTAGTACATGGCTTGCGCTCCTAATTCTTGAGGGTTTAAGTTTTCAGTAATTGTTTCGCTTTCAGGTTCTATAATTTCTGAAATTAATCCTTCTTGCAATGCCTCTTCAGCATCAAACCAGTTGTCTCCAACCATCCATTTTGCCACATATTTTTCAGGTTTTGAAAGACTGGTAGAAAGTAGTTGAACACAGGTTTTTTCAATAGAGCGTAATAATTTAGCGTTGTTTTCGTGGTCTAATGCGCCACCATAGGTACTGCCAGACGGTGCGTGAATCATCAAAAATCCATTTCTAACCATTTTAGGTTTCTTGTCTTTGCGGGATTGACTGATTATTGCAGCCATCGAAGCAGCTATACCAATGATTTGTATATCAATCTCTTTTTTACTGTTTTGAATTGTATTGTAAATCAAATTACCATCGAAAACTGAACCGCCATAAGAATGAAGCTTCACAGTAATTTGACCGTAGTTAGCTTCTAATTGAGAAAATAGTGTAACGAATTGCATTCCGTTACCGTCCCAAATTTCCCCGTGTGCGATTATCGTATTATCCTGTACTTGAAATATCATTTCTAAAACTTTAAAGCAAAGATGTAGCGATAAAAAACAGTATAAAAAATTGTGAGCAAGGGTTGCAACTTTTTTAGTTTACACCTTGATTTTAAGGCATTTTTGCAGTAAAAAGCATGAGTAATCTATCTAAAAATCAGGCAAAAAAAGTGTTAGCAGAACGTATGTTTGTTGATGACGGAACGAATGCAAAACACATATCGGAACTAATAGATATATCAGAACAAACAATTTCAAAGTGGCGTAAAGGAAAAGATGGCGAAAAATCTTGGGATGACAAACGTGCCGAAATGTTAGCATCGCCTCATAAAATTAGAGAGATTTTGATACGTGAATTAATGGTTGTTGCTGGCGGTGAAAAATCTATGGTAGATGCCGATGCACTTGCAAAAATTAATAAAGTAATAGAAACACTTTCTGATAAAATAAGTGTTCAAATTGTGTTTTCAGTTTTCAAAGAATTCGACAACTGGATGGCAGACCAGGACCCAAAAACGGCAGTGCTATTTACTGAATATCACAAACAGTTCATTTTATATAAAATTAATCTTGAAGGCGAATGAGTCCAAAATGGGAGAAACTAATAAAGGAATATGATGCGCATTGTGTCCGGATTAAGAAAGCCACAACCATCGACATCAACGAAAAGCCTAAGGATAAACTAGACCGTATCAAAAGACTTGAAGGCAATTATATTGCTTGGTTTGAATATTACTTTCCAAACTATGCCAAAAGTCCTTGTGCTCCCTATCATGTAGAACTAGCCAATTTAATCATCAATAATAAAATAGTTAGTGTCCTTGGCGAAATATACCGTTCAGGTGCAAAATCAGTCCATTTAGGCATGGGAATCCCGTTGTATTTGTACTTCATAAAAGACTTGTTTTATATGCTTTTAATTGGTCAAACTGACCCGAAAGCAAAAAAATTGATTGGTAAAATACAGGCACAATTAAAATCGAATACCCGACTAATCAATGATTATGGCAAACGGTTTAATTATGGTGACTGGACAAATGGCGATTTTACCACTACAGATGGTGTAAAGTTCAAAGCTATGAGTATCGGGCAATCGCCAAGGGGTGAAAGTGAAGAAGAAAACCGCCCTGATTATATATTAGCAGACGATGTTGACACTCGCAAAAGAGTGAATAACGACAAACTTTCTCGAGATGCTTACGAATGGGTTTGGGAAGATTTGAAAGGAACTTTTGACGAAGGCGGATTAAGACAGCGTTTTATTATTGCCAATAACAACTTTCACAAAAATACTATCATCAACCAACTCAAGAAAGAATTTGAGCGCATCAATGAGAAAGCAAAAAGTGTTAAACGTAAAATAAAACACTTTGTTGTAACGGCAAAAGCCGTTAAAGATTTGCACACTTTTGAACCAACGTGGCCAGAAAAAACAAACGAAAAATACTGGAGAGAAAAGTTTGAAGAAACGCCTTATCGCTCGTTTATGAGGGAGTACATGCACGTGCATATACAAGATGGCGAAATATTCAAACCCGAACAAATTCAGTATAAAGAAATGTTACCACTCGACCAGTATGACGCACTTTGTTTCTATGGCGATTTAAGTTATAAAGATGCAGGAGATTACAAAGGAATGGGATTGATTGGCAAAAAAGGACGTGAGTTTCATTTGATTTATTGCTTTTTAAGAAAGACTTCCCGAAAGCTTTTAGCACAATGGCTCTATGACCTTGTAGAAGACGAAAAACTTTTAGAGAAAAACATTCGATTTATGATTGAAGGCTTGTTTGCAATGGACGATTTTGTTTCTGATTTTGATGTAGAAGGCGATTTACGAGGTTGGTATATTCCTGTTACTGCAGACAAGAAAAGTAAGATTGATAAGTTTGATCGTATCGAAAGTATGGCGGGGTATTTTGAAAGACTAAATGTATTCTTTAACGCTAAATACAGAGGCAATAACGACTTTCAAACTATGGAAGACCAATTGTACGCATTCGAGAAAGGAAGTGGAGCTAATGACGATGGTCCCGATTTTTTACAGTCCGGAATAGCACAGGTTAATAAAATTTCATTCGTAGCCAAATTTGACCCAAAAGCAACATCCAGAAAGGAAATTATACAAAACAAAAAAAATAGATTCTAATGAGCCGATTTATAAAAGACACCGATTATGACGTTTTGATTCGTACTGAAATCAAAAACATTTTACTAGAAAATTACAGCGATACCAAGTTGCAAAGTGCAGAGCAAATGGCAATCTCGCAAATCAAAAACTATTTAGCTGGGCGTTATGATGTGGCTGCCATATTTACTCCATTACTTGAACCTGCAATAGGAGATAATCCAGGTGAACAAATTGACACTCGTAACGCCTATATCGTTATGATAACCATTGATTGTGCCTTGTATCACTTGTATTGTTCCATTGCGCCAAACAAGATTCCTGAACATCGCAAACACCGGTACCAAGATGTAATAGAATGGCTCAAACTAATGGTAGAAGGAAAAGGCAATGCTGACCTGCCATTAATCAAAGATGGAACTACAGGAGAAGTGAAAGACTCCTTTAGATTAAGCAGCAAGAATACATTCACGAATAACAAATGGTAGTATTTCCGATTTAAAACACGTTTAAACTCGATTCTAAGGCACAATTATATAATTTATGAGAAAGAATACAAAACAAATACTTAACAACCGAAACAACGGCAGTTTTTCGCCTGTAGCAAAAGCAGACACACAACCGTTGAAATCGGGAAAGCAAAATGCAAATGCTATCATTATGCAAATTGCAAAATCATTTAAAGACAAAAGCCGAAAAGAAATACAAACTTGGCGATTGGCATTATTGGCTGTTGACTTAATTGAAAATCCAAGATTTAATAGATATTATGATTTAGTTGATGATTTGAAGACTGATGGGACGCTTAAAACACAAATTTTATTGCGTAAATCGGCTACTTTAAGTTTTGGTTTTCAAATCAGAAATAGAAAAACCAATGTGGTAAATGAATTGGCTTCCGAACTATTCCAACAAAAATGGTTTTATAAATACCTAAATGTAGAGCTCGACTCCATTTTGTTTGGCACTCGAATAGTGGAGTTTTTAGAATTCAATGACCATAACATTCGCTTTGCAATTGTACCTCCTAGAAACACGGTACCGACGGAGAAAAAAATATTTCCTGACTTGACTAAAACTAATGTTTTTATTCGGTACGACGACCCCATTTACGAACCATGGGTTATTGAATTAAATCCTGACAACCCGTTAGGTTTGGTAAACGATATTATTCCGAACCTCATTTGGAAAAGAAACGTTGCACAATCCTGGGCGGAATTTTGCGAAAAGTTTGGCATGCCATTAATATCGGCAACGACAAACAACAACAATACTGCAAACATTGATAAAATAGAACAACAACTACTAGCAATGGCGGAAGCTTCAGTAGGAGTTTTCCCTGAAGGAACAACCATTAAGTTTGATGAAGCCAATAGAACCGATGCTTACAATGTTTATTCAAAATTTATTGAACACAATAGCAACGAAATAGCAGGCGTTATTCTTGGTTCTAATACCTTAACTCAAGACACTGCCAATCGTTCGCAAACGGAAGTTCACGAGCGTTCACTCGAC